CCGACCAGCCGAGCTGTTTCGCCAGCAAGTTCGCGGCGGCAGCTGACCGCCTTGGATGGGGGCGGGGGTCTTACCTCTAGAGGTCGCTACATGACCCACGCCCTAGTGCCAAATATACGCCCGCGAAAGTCAGAAACCCCTTTAGGCCCAGCAATACCAAGGGATACGGAGGAATGCGCCGAGATGCCGGCCAGAAAGTCTGAGGCGACAAGATGGCCCGAACCGGACGACCCCCTAAGCCCACTGAGCTGAAGCGTAAGCAAGGCAATCCCGGCAAGCGAAGTCTCCCAGTGCCGGTCGTCACGCTTCCCGCCGCCAACGGCACTCCCAAAGTGCCTTCCGGCCTTACTTCCTACGCCGAAGAACGGTGGGGGCTCATCTGGGAATCGGCTGCACTCTGGCTGAACCCTGCACTCGATGGTCCAACGGTCGAACGAGTCTGCAGGCTGTACGACGAGATAGCCCTGCTCGAGAACGACATCACAACGCGCGGCCACATTCTCCAAGAGCCGATCATCACGCCGCGTGGCCCTGCGATCGACCCGCAAACCGGCGAGGTGATGACCAAGTCGGTGGCTAACCCTGCCGCCCGCCTCCGTCGAGATGCCGAGAAGCAGCTCCAGTCCTGGCTTATTGAGCTCGGCTTCACCCCAAGCGCTCGTGCCCGACTCGGCCTCGCCGAAGTGAAGCGGCAGAGCAAGCTCGAAGAGCTGATGGCCAAGCGCCAGGAGCGAGCCAATGGCTAGGACCCCAGGCTGGCCACCGCTCTACATCACTAAGGCCACCCCAGCAGAGGTGCGTCGAGGCGACGGCTCCGCCGTCTGCGACTTCATCGAGACCTTCTGCACCGTCTCCAAGGACGGCATTTCAGCGCGTGGCGGCGACACGATTGTCCTGCGCCCGTGGCAGCGTGAGCTCATCGGGCACCTCTACGCAAGGCGCTCGGATGGCAAGCGTCGCTGGAGGCAGGCGCTGGTCGGTCTCCCCCGTAAGAACGGGAAATCGGCACTCGGTTCTGCGCTCGCACTCGAGGGCCTCATCTTCGGTGGCCAAGGTGCGGAGGTCTACTCGGCAGCCGGCGACAAGGAGCAGGCGCGCATCGTCTTCGGTGAAGCCAAACGCATGGTGCAAGGCCAGCCCGAACTCTCCGAACTCTCGACCGTCATGCGAGACGTCATCGACATTCCCGGTACAAACTCCGTCTACCGAGTCCTGGCAGCAGAAGCTCCGCGGCTCGAAGGTCTGAATCCGACCCTGGCCGTCATCGACGAGCTGCACACGCACCCCAACGATGAGCTCTGGAACGTGCTCACGCTTGGTTCTGGTGCACGACTCGACCCGATGACCTTGGCCATCACCACCGCTGGTGTCATGTACGACTCCCGTGGCCAAGAGTCCATCTGTTACCGGCTCTACAAGCACGGCATCGAAGTCACCCAGGGCTTGGTTGACGACCCCACGTTCTTCTTCGCCTGGTGGGGAGCTCCTGAAGGTGCTGACCACCGTGACCCCAAGGTCTGGAAGGCAGCCAACCCCGGTTTCGGTGACCTCCTCGACCCCGAGGACTTCAAGAGCACCATCAACTCCACGCCCGAACCGGAGTTCCGGACGAAGCGCCTCAACCAATGGGTGGAAGCCAAGTCCGCTTGGTTCCCCGTCGGCGTCTGGGACAAGGTCGCCCAACCCAAGCGCTCGATCGAAGACGGCGCCGATGTCGTTCTTGGCTTCGACGGTTCCTTCAACGGTGACACCACCGCGCTGGTCATCGCCAGTGTGGGTGACGACCCCTTCCTCCAGGTCGGTGGCCTGTGGGAGAAGCCCAAGACTGCGACACCTGACTGGGTGGTCCCGATCCACGAGGTCGAGGACCGTATCCGGCAGCTCTGCAAGCAGTACCGGGTCCGAGAAATCTCCTGCGACCCTTACCGTTGGGCTTCCACCATCCAAACGCTCGAGGCGGAGCGGCTTCCCGCCGTGGCGTTCCCGCAGTCACCACAACGGATGATCCCAGCGACCGCTCGGCTCTACGAAGCAGTGACCAACGGCGAAGTGCACCACAACGGCGACCCGGATCTTGCTCGCCACGTCGCCAACGCGGTGCTCAAGGTCGGCTCGGCCGGCAGCCAGCTCGCCAAGGAGTCCAAGAGCTCCAACAGGAAGATCGACCTTGCCGTTGCAGCGGTGATGGCGTTCGCCCGTGCCCAGAGTTTCGAGCCATTCGAGACGCCACAAATCATGAGCCTCAGCGACTTCTTGTAGGGG